GCGCGATCCGGGCGCAGTCGTTCAGCGGTCGTCCATTGCAGACCAAGGTGGTCCGTGGCAGGGCTGGCCAGCCCGATACGCTCGAGCGTCTGGAGATCGCACTCCGGGAGTTCGGGCCGGCGATCTTCCCCAGCTACAAGGGGGCCGAGATCGTCGGCGTGCGCGCCGAGGCGGTCGTGCATCAGTTCGCGTACCTGCCGGCCGAGGAACGTGCACGGCTGGCATCCATCCTTCAGGGCACTCCCGCCCAGGCCGCCCAACCGGGCACCCCGGGACGCGAGCCGTCCGCAGACATCGACACCTCGACCGGGGCCGGCGAGCAGCCACCTCACGCGGGGCCGTCACTCGACGCACTGCTCCTCGAGCAGGAGCAGCGCCGGCGTCACGCCGGCATCTGACCGCGCGCCGGAACCCCGGCGCTCCACACGAAGGGGGAATCCCATGAGACTCATGGGTGCACACGCGTCGCGTCTCAAGCGCGACGTGAACCCGGCGGCCCTGGGCCGCCGGCGCGGGGGTGGCTTCTTCGCCATCCTGTCGCTGATCGCCGCGTTCTTCACGATCACGGCGATGGACGCCGGCGGGGCCACCGCGACGCTCACGAGCGTCACCGAGCTCGAGGACGAGCGCGGCCGCGTACTGAGCGAGATCGATGACCTGCTGGCGACCGCGAAGGCGGACGGGGGCAGGGCGCTCAGCGACGAGGAGCTCGGCAAGCACGACCAGCTCGTCGCTCGTTCCGAGGAACTGCAGGGCAAGATCGCCGAGGCGACCCGGGACAAGCGCACCAGGGACGCGGAGACGGCGCAGGACGAGCGCCTGCGTCTCGCGTCGATCCGGACGAACACGATCGGCACCCCGGCCCCCGGGGCAGAGCGCTCGCTGAACGAGCTCCTGTGGGCGACGTACGAGGAGGTCCCGGCCGGGTCGATCGACCGCATGGGCGTGTTCCGCCCGAACCCGAACGGGGTGAAGGCCTACATCGATGCGGTGCCGACCGTCAATCAGGACGGCCGCTTCGTGCTCGCGCCCCGGATGGAGGAGTTCATCCCGGAGCACCGGACCGCAGTGCGTGCGTTCCAGCGCGCGGTCGCCGACATGGTGATGTTCGGCTTCATGGTCGACCGCAAGGCGAAGACCACGCCGGATGCGTTCCAGGCAGCCCTCGGCGAGAAGCGCATGAGGGAACGGTGGGACCGCGTCATGCGTGCGATGGACGTCGACACGACCGCCGAAGGCAAGGAGTTCGTCCCGACGGGTCTGGGTGCCGAGATGCACGAGAAGGTCCGGGCCTCCGGCAAGGTCGCGCCGTTGTTCGGCGTGATCCAGCTCCCGACGAACCCGTGGGAGATGCCGATCGAGGGCGCCGACGCCACCGCGTTCCTGGTGGCCGAGCCGACCTCGGACACCGCCACGAAGGTGACGGCGTCCACGCCGGGCACGAAGAAGACCGCGTTCGACGCCGAGATCTTCGGCGCGCGCGTGCTTTTCTCTCGCTCGCTCGACGCCGACTCGGCGATCGCGATCCTTGCCTACACCGAGGGGAAGATCGTCCGGGCGTTCGTCGACGCCGAGGAGAAGGCGATCCTCGACGGTGACGCCGACGGTACGCACCAGGACTCCGACGTGGTCGCGGCCACGGACGCTCGGCAGGCCTGGGACGGGCTTCGCAAGCGAGCGCTCGCGAACGCGAACGTGGACATGGCCAACGTGGCCATCACGCTCGCGAAACTGCGAGACACGCGCGAGGCCATGGTCAAGTGGGGCCTGAACCCCGCGGATCTCGTGATCATCGTCGGCGTGAAGGGCTACTACCAGCTGCTGGATCTGTCCGAGGTTACGACCCTGGACAAGTTCGGTCCCCAAGCGACGATCCTCAACGGGCAGCTGGGGGCGATCGACGGCGTGCCGCTCATCGTGTCCGAGTTCGTCCGGGAGGATCTGGCGGCCGCCGGGACGCACGACGGGGTCACCGTGAACCGCACGTACGCGCTGCTGGTGAACCGCGGCGAGTGGGCACTCGGCCAGCGCATGGCGCTGGACATCGAGGTCGACGACTCGATCTACCGTGAGTCGTTCCAGCGTGTCGTCGTCGGCTTCATGCGGGAGGACTTCCAGAACGTGGGAGACGCCGCCGCGAACGACGACACCGCGATCCTGCGGAACATCGCCTAAGCGACACGATCGCTGGACCCTGCCGGGGGCCTTGACCTCCCTCGGGCTCCCGGCAGGGCTCCACTCGGCAAACCCAAAAGGACCCAAGGAGGCGACCGTGAAGCTCAGGTGCAACAGCTCGTTCCGGGTGGTGAAGATCGAGATCCTCCTCAACCCGGGGGACGAGATCGAAGTCCCCGACGAGACGGGCGCGAAGCTCGTACGCGCGTACGAGAGCCGGCTGGTGGAAGTCACGTCGAAGACGCCGGCGAAGCCGAAGAAGTCTGCCCTCGAGCGAGCTCGGGACGAGGGCCAGGAGGCCGAGGAAGAGGCCGTCAAGGCCCAGGAGGCGGCCGACACGGCGGCAACGGCCGAGCCCCCGAAGCAACGCCGGCGTCGGAAGGCCTCGACGGCGAAGCGATCGACGAAGAGAACCACGGCCAAGCGCGCGGCGAAGCGATCGCCGGCGAAGAGGACCACGGCCAAGCGCGCGCCGGCGAAGCGATCGACGGCGAAGCGATCGACGGCGAAGCGATCGACGGCGAAGAAGGCTCCGGAGTCGGCGGCCGCATCGGCTGAGGCGTAGGAGCCACCGTTGTCGCGTCTGCGCGTCCTTCGGAACGCTCAGGGCCTCATCGATCACACGTTCCTGGTCGGCACGACCCCGACGGATCCGGATGGCAACACCGCGACGGTGGACATCACCCGAGCGGATGGTTCCGTCTTCGGCGCGCTCAGTCAGGCGACGACTCGGCAGAACCCCGGCATCTACCGGTACACCCTCGCCCCCCAGGCCGACCTCGAGATCTTCACGTTCCTGTTCGAGGGTCTGTTCGGTGGAGTGGCGCAGCAGAGCTCCCCGACGCTCGTCGAGATCGTTGGGTCGTTCTTCGTGCCGCTCGTCGACATCCGGGCGCTCGATGGGTTGTCCGACGTCGCGAAGTACCCGAACGCAAAGCTCGAGGAGGCGCGGGCGTGGTTCGAGGACCTCGCCGAGCGCTTCTGCGGCGTGGCCTTCGTTCCCCGGTACGGGCGCGACGTGCTGGACGGAGACGGGACGACCACGCTGCTGCTGTCGCGGATGCGGATCCGCAAGCTCCTGTCGGTGAAGGTCGACGGGGTCGCGGTCGCCACGTCGGACTTCAAGGTCTCCTCGATCGGCAAGCTCACGCGGACGGCAGGATCCTTCCCCACCACGGCCCCCCAGAACGTCGAGATCACGTATGAGCATGGATACGACGCGCCTGAGGACGACCTGCGGAACGCGGCGCTGACGGCGATCCGCGACCGGGTGATGGGTCCGAAGACGGGCATCCCGGACCGGGCAGTATCCGTGCAAGGCGAGTTCGCGAACGTGACGCTGTCGACGGCGGGGCCTGATCACCCGACGGGGATTCCCTCGGTGGATGAGGTCCTGATCGCCTACAGCCGAAAGGTTCCTGGGATCGCATGAGCGCGACGGTGATCTGGAGGCCCGAGGCGCACCTGGCGGCGCTCCGCTCGGCGGTTCGTCCGGCGGCAAGCGATCTGGCGCGGGCCGCGCGCGCGCAGTGCTCGTCCCGCCGCGTCGCCCCGACGATCTCGGCGACCGTCGTCGGGGAGAGCGCCACAGTGGGGACACGTCACCCCCTGGGGAAGATCCTCGAGGAGGGCGCGGGGCCGCACGTGATCGAGCCGAAGGACGGCCGTGTCCTGCGCCTGGCGGACGGCCGGTTCGTCACCGGCGCCGTAGTCCATCCCGGGTCGCCGGCACAGCCGTTCCTGCGCCCGAGTCTGCCGTTGTGGGCGGGGCTATATCGCCGTCACGCGGCCGCGGCGCTCCGGGGGATCTTCGGTGGCCTCTGACTGGGAGGTCTTGTGCGACGCGATCGCGACGGAACTCACGACGAACATCCCAGCTATCTCGGGGGCGAACGTCCCGATCATTCACAGGTACACGGCGCAGGACCCCGAGGAGCTCCAGGCCGATCCCGAGGAACGTCACCTCGCCGTCTGGCCCCTCACGGACGAGGCGGATGTCCCGGTCCCTCTC